AGATTGGTTTAAAGAACTTCCATTTGATAATGATGCTATGGAAGAAACTATTATTGACAATAAACTTGACAATCTTATTGGTGTGCTAAACTATAATTTAGAAGATACTAAACAACAAAACACGTTTAGTAGCTTATTTGACTTTGGAGAGTAACATGAAAGTTAATAGTAGATTACATTGGACAACAACCTTAACAGAAAAAGGAATGTTAGCATTTATAGGGTGTTTAACTGTTATTGCCGCTGGTATATCAGTATGGGATATGTGGCTTGCAAAACAAATACAACTTGCCGATCTATTTTTGCTATTTATTTACACTGAGATAGTAGGAATGGTAGGAGCATATTTTATTAGTAATAGAATACCTGTAACATTACCTATCATTATTGCTATGACTGCATTATGTAGGTTGATTATATTACATTCAAAAGATGCAGATCCTTGGGTGCTTATCGCAGAAGCTGGAGCAATACTTGTACTTGCAGGAGCCGCATATTTAATGAGTGCAAAAGAAAAACTAAGCCTACAAAAAAGAGATATAAAGGAGAAAAATAGTGAATAGGAATCATTTCTTATTTGATGTAGACGGCACACTAACTCCTAGCCGTAAAAGAATACAATCTGAATTTGCATTATGGTTTATGTATTTTGCACAACAAAATCCTGTGTCCTTAGTAACAGGAAGCGATAATCCTAAAACTGTAGAGCAACTAGGAGTAGAAATATGTAAAAGTGTAAACAAATGTTACAACTGTAATGGCAATGACATATGGGAAAAACAAAAAAATGTATATACAAATAAGTGGCAACCTACAACCGAACTGATAGATTTTCTAGAAAACCACTTGAAGAATAGTGAATACCAAACTAAAACAGGTAAGCACATAGAACATCGTCCAGGTATGATAAACTTTTCCGTAGTTGGTAGAAAAGCTGATAAAGTACAAAGAAAAGACTACTATTACTGGGATATGCAAAGTGAAGAACGTGTAAACATAGCTGAAGCAGTAAACAATAAATTTCCAGATGTAAGTGCGGTAGTAGGCGGAGAAACAGGTATAGATATCATATCTAAAGGAAAAGATAAAAGACAAATTGTAAGTCATTTTAAAGACGACGAAAAATTATTCTTCTTTGGAGATAGAATGGACCCTGATGGCAACGATTTTAGTCTAGCTTATGCAGTTAAAGAAAGAGGTGGAGTTGCTAAACAAGTTAAGAACTGGCGAGAGACTAAAGAAATTTTAGAAAATCTACAAAAAACAGGAGTAGCTAATTGAAAGTTGGAATAACCTTTAGTGCATTTGATTTGCTACATGCAGGTCACATTGCAATGCTTAGAGAGTCAAAAAATAAATGCGACTATTTGGTTGCAGGACTACAATTAGATCCTACCATAGACAGACCAGAAAAGAACAAGCCAATTCAAACTATTGTAGAACGTTACACCCAATTAAAAGGTGTAAAATATGTTGACGAAATTATTCCTTACACAACAGAAAAAGATGTAGAAGACATACTTGAAATGTATCAAATAGATATACGTATATTAGGTGAAGAATATAAAGATAAAGACTTTACTGGAAAAGATATTTGTAGACGTTTAGGAATTGAATTATATTTTAACAAAAGAGATCATAGATTTAGTACAACTGATTTAAGAAAGAGGATTTGCGAATGATATATGGTTACATACTTGTAATGGTTACTATTCTTGCTAACGGAACTGTAACCGGAGAATCAATTAATTATTATACAGGCTCATACGAATGCTGGAAAAATGCTATCATAGAAGAACAAGAGGCAGAACCAGGTGTAGGCTTTGTCTGCATAGAGGATACTGAATGACCGGATACATTATAATTGCTGGATATGGGTCTGTAGGACAAGCTCACGAAAAATTACTTAACGATTTTGATTACATGACACAAATTGTTGATCCAGAATACTATAGAATTTTAGGCAAACAGAAAACTTTTTTAGGTAGGATTAGTGATTATAATTCAGAAAGTGTAATAGTTTGTGTAAGCACTCCTGAAGACTATGATGGTGCATGTAATATGTCAAACATTTTTGAAGTATTATCTCAAACAAAAGAAAACATTCCAGTACTTATAAAAAGCACTATTAGTATTGATGGTTGGTTTAATTTAAAAGAAAAATTTCCTAAACATAACATAACTTTTAGTCCTGAGTATTTGAGATCTAAAACTGCAACAAAAGATTTATTAGATTGTGAAGATATATCTCTTGGTGGCGATGATATTCCGTATTGGACTGAAGTTTTTAATAACTGTGGCAAAAACATTATTATAAGCGAACCTAAAGAATTAATAATTGCAAAGGTATTTCGCAATGCATTTTTAGCTACTAAGGTAAGTTTTTTTAATCAGATATTTGATATGTGTAAAAAATTAAATATAGACTTCGATAAAGTAGCTCAAGAAATTGGCGAAGATCCTAGAATAGGACATAGTCATACCAAGGTCACAGAAGAAAGAGGCTTTGGTGGTCATTGCTTTCCAAAGGATGCAAATGCTATCCTAAAATCAGCAGACAATGCCGGCATCGATCTAAATATCATAAGATCAGCGGTAGAATATAACAATAAAGTTAGGAAAAACACTTGACTTTCAACCACTTAGATACTATAATAATAACAATAGGAGAATAATATGAAAGACATCTTACAAGATATCGTAGCACACACTCATGCTTTAGGGTTCTTGAGCTTGGTAAAAGTTACAAACGAAGAAGGAACACAGATTGACTCTATGGCTGAAGACCGTAGTGTTATACTATCTGCTGAAGCACAGTCAGCAGTAGGCGAATTTCAAAATACTTTTGGTATGCCAAATTTAGACAAACTTGCATTGCATTTAAAGAATCCAGAATATCAAAAAGATGCAAAGATAGAAGTTGTAAAAGCAGAAAGAAATGGAGAAACTGTTCCTACACATATTCATTTTGAAAATGCGGCTGGTGATTTCCAAAATGATTATCGTTTTATGAACAAAGCAATCATTGACGAAAAACTTAAAACAGTAAAATTTAAAGGTGCCCAGTGGCAAGTTACATTTGCCCCAAGTGTGGCAAGTATTGCAAGAATGAAACTAATGAGTGCGGCACATTCAGAAGAGCCTAACTTTAATGTTAGTACAAAAGATGGTAATCTTGTTTTTGCGTTCGGTGATCAAAGCACACATGCAGGTGAATTTGTTTTCCATCACGGAATAGAAGGTACACTAGCACATACTTGGAGTTGGCCTGTCGCACAAGTTCAATCTATACTTAACTTAGACGGTAATTTAACTATGAGTTTGAGTGATCAAGGTGCTATGCAAATTTCAGTAGATAGTGGTATGGTAAAATACGACTATATACTACCAGCTCAGAGCAAATAATGAGTGATCCAAATCAACCATATCATAATAAAGGCTTTGGTTGGGCATTCTTTTGGATTGTAACCATGGGCTTAATTTTTCCTTCTATTATTATGCTATCAATAGATGATGGATTTGCGAAACTTGTAAAGATGCGAGGACTAACAGGTGATTGTTGGGAAAACAGTAAACACGAACGTGTATGCAAAGAAGATAATACTTGTAAATGGGGCAGAAATTTTTGTATCCCAGAAGTGTATAGGTGGAGAGCTGATTCATGATTACAGACTTAACTGCACAACAAAAAGATTATGCTAGATTTCTTCCAGCTTTAAGCGGATTTTATGCTACATATGTTGGAAAACAACGTTTTGATGAATATGTTGAAACGTCAAGAATACCTAGTAACTTAAAAAATGGTGTAGAAGGTCTTAATTACATTAATCCAACACAGGGTCAATTTCAGTACAAATGGACTTTGTATTCTGCAGGTCATGCTGAGCTAGATATTAACAAAGATTCTCCTAAAGAAGATATGATTCGGAACAGAGATAGAAATAACAGTTGGATATTAGGAGACTCTGGTGGATTTCAAATAGGTAAAGGTGTTTGGGAAGGCGATTGGAAAGATCCTAATTGTCCTAAAGCACAAAAGAAACGTGATGGTGTTCTACGATGGATGGATGCTTACATGGACTATGGAATGATATTAGATATTCCGGCTTGGGTTTCACGTTCACCCGAGGGTGCAAAAGCTACTGGTATTGACAATTACCAAGATGCAGTAAATGCCACACGTATCAATAACGATTATTGGATGAAAAATAGATCTGGTGCTTGTAAATTCCTAAATGTTTTACAAGGCGAAAATCATGCTGATGCAGATGACTGGTATAATCAGATGAAAGACTATTGTGATCCTAAAAAATATCCTAATGATCACTTTAATGGATGGTCAATGGGTGGACAGAATATGTGTGATGTGCATCTTGTTTTGAAACGACTAGTTGCACTAAGATTTGACGGATTACTAGAAAAAGGTATACATGATGTAATGCACTTTTTAGGCACAAGCAAACTAGAATGGGCTACACTACTTACTGATATACAAAGAGCAGTTCGTAAGTATCATAACGAAAACTTTACTGTAACATTTGACTGTGCTAGTCCGTTTTTAGCAACAGCGAATGGACAAATATATTGCGAACTAGAAACCCAAGATAGATCTAAATGGGTATACAGAATGGTTCCTAGTATAGATGACAAAAGTTTATCTACAGATACTACGCCGTTTGGTACTGCATTTGTTAGAGAAGGAAAACATACAAGTTTCTTAGACTCTCCTATTACTGCAGAATTAATGGCTAAAGACATTTGTATATATGGTCCAGGAGACCTAAATAAAATAGGAAAAGAAGGTAAAACTAGTTGGGATAGTTTTTCTTATGCAATAATGATGGGACACAATGTATGGATGCACATTAATGCAGTACAAGAAGCAAATAGAAAATACGACAATAATACTATTCCTGCTATGTTAGTAGACGAACGATTTGATAGAGTATACTTCAAAGATGTCGTTGAAGCTATTTTTGCTACAAGTAGCAGAGATGAAGCAAATCTTGTGATAGAAGAGTTTTCAAAGTTTTGGATGTCGATTATTGGAACAAGAGGTGCTACTGGAAAGAGAACTGTAAATGCAAGTTCGCAGTTCAATAATTTGTTTGAGGAGATATAATGAGTACTGGAAGAGCCACCAAGAAGGCTAAAAAGATGCAAAATATGTTTGATTACTTTCATAAGAAAGTAGAGCAAGTAGAAGCAGAAAGAAATTACGATAGAAGTTGGGAAACTAAAGAACATCTAGTAAAATTAAAGAAACAAAAGTTAGCACTAAAGGATCATATAAAAAGAAAATGATACAAAAAATAAACGAACACTTACCTGGTTGGTTGCTAAGAGTACCTCTTGCAATAGTGTTTATTCAACAAGGACTTATTAAACTACCTATCTCAATTGAAGATGCACAAAGTTTCGAATTGCCTTATATAGTTTGGGTATTTGTAATATTAGGTGAACTAGGAGCAGGGTTTGGCCTGCTAATCGGAGGAATTTCTGCACTTTGGAAAAGATTATGGCCCTGGGTAGGAAATTTAATAACTAAGTTCAGTGGATTTACTATTGGATGTATTATGACTGGAGTGATTTGGGTAGGACAACCTGAGAGCTTTATGGATGTTATCCTTTATGATAACTTTCATGTTATGCTATGGGTTGGTGGATTGTATTTTGCAATGAAAGGAAATGATAGATGAAAAAGGAAGATTATAAAGTAGACCCAGGATCTATCAAAGTCGATCAACGTAAGAAAGATACAAGAAGAGATGCATGGAACAGAGATTATATGCCTTTAGATTACAGTGAGTTTGAGGAGGCTTGTAAAATAGAACCAAAAAAAGACTATACGGTTGTGTTCTTTGCACTTTTCTTTACTGCAATTTTAGTGATGATAAGCAAATGAATAGAGATTACGAAAACGGCACACAAACTGATGTTAAAATGTTCATAGGTAATGAAGTAGAAAAGACTCCTGCATATGGATTAAAAACACTATTTGTTACAGGAGTACACGAACCTCACGAAATACAAAAACATTATGATGAAAATCAATGTGAACATATATTCTTTGGTGCAAATCATTCATTCCATCCAGAGAATGATAAAGAATGGGAATCATGGGAGAATCTTATTAAAGCATTTTTGTCAGCTGGTAAGTTATGCTCTCTAGATATTCCTATAAAATACGCAGAAGAATTTTTAGAGGGTGGACTTTGCGAATATGATAATTTTATTCCGCAACTGCGTGTACCTGTTCCTTATATAAAACAATGGAACTATAACACTATGTTAAAAATTGACGATAAAGACTTTAAGGCATCTAATCCTGGTGTTTGGTGTCATAGTCTACATGATTTGATGCATAGAGATAAATTTACAGAATGGAAAGATTATGGACTTGACAAAATCATCTAAAGATAATATAATAAACTTAGTCAATAAGAGAGAAGCTCGGTTTGAAGAACTTATGGAGAAGGTAAAAGGTATGGAAGATGCAGTGAAAAATGCAAAGCGAAGTATTTGGGTAACATTTAGAAAAGAAGGAATACATTTGTATCCAGCGGCTAAAGATGATCCAAAACTTGCAACAGGAGACTGGGACGACGTGAGCTTCTTAGGCGTTGCACATCGACATATATTCCACTTCAAAGTGCGAATAGAAGTATTCCATGATGATCGTGATATTGAATTTATTCAGTTTAAACGATGGATGGAAAAACTATACAATGAAGATGTAATAGAATTAAATCATAAGTCATGCGAAATGATTGCTGATGACTTATATCAAGAGATTTCTGCAAAATACCCAGGCCGATTTGTAGAGATTGACGTTGCTGAAGACGGTGAAAACGGCTGTTCGATTTATTACCCCACACAATGATATACAAGGAACTATCATGGCAATTAAGAATCCCCTTATTAGGAAAATTTTTGACGATCTCGACACATTCCGAGATTACTGTAGACTCGAAGGTAAAGTTTTTAAAGAAGCCAGCCTTTATAAAAAAGGCGACAGAACTTGGGAAAGTTATATGGCTTGGTCTAGAACTAGAAAAAAATGGAGGAATAATAAAAGACGATGACCATTTATATAGTAGACATTGAAGCAGTAGACACTAGGTATACTAAACAGTGGAAGGAGCATCTTCCTAAGCAACTTAAACGGTCTACTAATGAGGAAGTCGTCACTATAAGTGGAGGAGAGACTCCTCAAGCAACAACGCCTGGGGCGTTTCTTAACTTTGGCGGAACGAACATATATAAGAGTAAACAACTCGAACAAATAGGAGAAATGTTCTGCAATGGCAAGGTTAAAGACGATGATTATTTTTTGTACACCGATGCCTGGAATCCTACAGTTATTCAATTGCGTTATATGGCAGAATTATTGGGTGTTGACATTAGCATTGGTGGCATGTGGCATGCTGGTAGTTATGATCCGCACGACTTTTTAGGTAGACTAATTGGTAACAAACCTTGGGTTAGAAAAGCTGAAGCTAGTATGTATGAATGCTATAATCACAACTTCTTTGCTACAGAGTTTCATATTAATATGTTTAGTAATGAACTTATGTTAGAAGGAATAGAATTAGATGAAAAAAGTGTTCGAGTTGGGTGGCCTATGGAGTATTTACGTGAAGAATTGCTTCCATATAAAGGAATGCAGAAACGTAATTTAATACTTTTTCCACATAGAATTGCTCCAGAGAAACAACTAGAAATCTTCAGTGATTTAGCAACACAGTTACCACAATACGATTTTGTTGTTTGTCAAGAAAAACAACTTGATAAGAATCAATATCATAACTTGCTAGGAGAAGCTAAGATGGTGTTTAGTGCAAACTTACAAGAAACACTAGGTATTAGTTGGTACGAAGGAGCAGTTGTTGGTGCAATACCAATGGTTCCAGACAGACTTAGCTACGAAGAAATGGCTTTGCCAGATTTTAAATATCCTAGCAAATGGACAGAAAGTTTTGCAAGTTACAAAATTCATAGATCAGAAGTTGTTAATCAGATATCCGAATACATGGAACACTACGAAGACTTTCTTGTACCATTAGATAAACAAGTAAAAAAACTTAACACAGATTTCTTTTCTGGTAAGCAGTTATATGAGGCTATATAATGGGAGATGATACCACTTACAAAATAAACTTGGAAGATACTGTAACTGTTAATATCGATCAACTCAATTTAGATTTAGGCGATACTATTACATACGATGTAACATCAACAGGCGGAGGAACAAGCGGTGTATCTTATGGAGATGGAAGGTTTGATCCTTTAACATATGGAACAAATGATACTGGATCAGAGTTCACAGTGAATATTAGTCCCGGAGAAGCATCCTATACAGAAACTAATTTTAAAAATGATGTGGAAGAAATGTCTAAAGATTATCCAGGTTTAGATAAGGCTTGGAGAAATTTTAAATTATTTTATGATATGTGTAAGTCAGACTTTAATAAAAAGAAGGAGGGCGATGTATAATGAAGAAAGATCTTATGTCTTATGTAGTCGTTCAAAAACAAAAAGTTCCTGTAAACATATGCAATACTATAATTGATAATTTCCAAGATGATTGGCAAAAGCATACATTTTATTCCCATAGTGAAAAAGAGAAATTTAGTACAGATACTGAACTTTCTATATCTCACCAAGTAGTGCCTCACTATAAAGAACTACATCATATTGTTAAAGATAGTCTAATACAATACATAGAAAAAGATATAGCATTACCTACACTTCAAGGATTCGACGGATTTACGGATGTTAGGTTTAATAAGTATGATGAAAATACACAGATGCATATGCATGCCGATCGAGTTCAACAGATGTTCGACGGTGAAAGAAAAGGTATTCCTACCCTGTCTGTAGTAGGATTACTAAACGATAACTTTACAGGCGGCGATTTTATTATGCTAGACGACAATAAAGTTGAGCTAGGAGCAGGAGATATTCTTATATTTCCAAGTACATTTATGTACTCACACAAAGTAACATTAATAACAGAAGGGACAAGGTACAGTTTTGTATCTTGGGTTTGGTAATATGATTAAAAAGCATTTCTATACATGGAAAGACATAGAAAATTGTAGCACAAGTATTGTAAATCAAATGTATAAGGATCAATGGACACCTGATTATATTGTAGGAATAACAAGAGGCGGCAATGTTCCTGCAACAATTATTTCTAATATGACCGGCATACGTTGTGAAGCAATAAAAGTTAGTTTACGTGACAGTGGATATGCAAACGAATCTAATGCTTGGATGGCAGAAGATGCATTTGGAACACCTAATGCAGACAGTAACGGACAAGGAAAGAATATATTAATTGTTGACGATATTAACGATACAGGATCAACATTCAATTGGATTGTTGAAGACTGGCAAAGTAGTTGTTACCCTGAAGATGATCATTGGCGTAATGTTTGGTGTGAAAATGTAAGATTTGCGGTTATAACAGATAATTTAGCTAGTGACTTTAAATTTAAGACACACTATTCTTGTCATGAGGTGAACAAGGCAGAAGAAGATGTTTGGTTAGTTTACCCTTGGGAAAATGTAGGAACATATGAATAAAAAAGATATAGAAAAAGAAATAAAAAAGTGGGTTCCTAATTTAGACGATAAGATTAAGGAGTTAAACTCTAGTAGAGTGTTTAAAAAGATTACACCTAAGTACGATCTAAGTTGGTATATTAAATGGGCTTCTAGTTTTATTATTCTTATTGGAATGGTATTGACCAGTGCTGGAGGTATGGAGCCATATAACTTATTCTTTCATCTTGGTGGAGTAATGGGTTGGGGAGTAGTAGGTATGCTTTGGCATGACAGAGCACTAGTTTTTATTAATGGAGTAGCAGTTTTTATTTTTGCAACAGGCATTGTTAACTTTTTTGTAGGAAATTAAATATTATGGATAAACCTTGGACTGACATAGTAATAGATACGAAGCATTATACAGTTTATAGAGACGGATTTCCGGTCACAGACGGACATATTTTGTTTGTGCCTAAAGAAGAAACATGGGAGTGTTTAGCATATTGTTATAAAGCCGCATACGGCTGGGGATATGAATGGGTACAAGATAATATATGTGATGGATTTAATATAGGACAAAATGTAGGTGAGGCCGCAGGACAAACTGTGATGTATCCTCATGTACACTTAATTCCCCGTAATAAGGGGGATATCGAGGATCCCAGAGGTGGGGTCAGAAACGTAATTCCTAACAAAGGAAATTACCTAAAACGTAAGGAGAGTAATGGATGAAGCCAGGTGAAGCTTTATTGATTGCGGCTAGAAAGCAGGCAGAGGGGGAGATAGCGGTCCATATGGCCAATATTAAAGTCTATCAAACTATGCCCGCTGGAATAGGTGAACATTCTGATATTACAGAAGCAGTGATAGAAGAATTAAACAAACTAGCGGCGGCAGACGATAGACTATCTATGTTGGACAAATATTTTTCTGAAAGTTCCGACAAAACTGTATTGAATGGGTAAGAAAAACCTAAATACAAGCAAAAATTTAATTTGGGCGAATGTTTTGATTGACAATCGCCTAAATATATTGTATAATAATAACATAATAGACATCCTCGTCTATAACTCGGAGAATGAAAATGAGTAAAAGTAAAGAAATTATCATGAGACTACAAGATGCTGGCATCCGCTATTGGGCAGGTGACAACATTTCTGAGGTCTTACAAAAAGGCGACAAAGAGGCACTAATTGAAGAATTGACTCCTAAGTTTGAATCTGTACTAGATGGCTTAGTAATTGATAGGTTTAATGATCCTAACAGTATGGATACTGGCAGGCGACTAGCAAAAATGTATATAAATGAACTGATGAGTGGTAGGTATAATCCTATGCCTAATGCAACTGCATTTCCTAATGACAGTACAGAAAGTTATAAAGGAATGTTAGTTGTAAGAAGCGAAATTAAAAGTATGTGTTCGCATCATCATCAACCAGTAAGCGGTGTTGCATATATTGGCATAATTGCCGCAGAAACACTTATAGGACTTTCTAAATATACACGTATTGCACAATGGTGTGCTAGACGTGGAACACTACAAGAAGAACTTAATAACGTTATTGCTAATAAAATACAACATGCAACTAATAGTCCTAATGTAGGTGTTTATTTACAAGCAACACACGGTTGTTGTGAGAATAGAGGTATTGGTGCTCATAGTAGTTTAACACAAACAACTGTACTACGTGGAGCATTTGGTGACGATCCAGGTACTAAAAAAGAGTTTATGGATAATATTAAACTACAACAAGAATTTGCTTGTAACAAATAAGGAGATATATTATGAATCATTTTACAGTAAGTATGGTAAAGAGTGTTTTAAGAATATTAGCAGGCGGCGTATTGGCTTACGCAGGTTATGAACTTTGGGCGGCAAACGACTATACAGATATAGTTATTGCTTACTCAGGTTACTTAATGATGTTTGCAGGTATTGGTTTTGTACTAGCTGAAGTGTTAGGCATTGTAGAAGAGATAGTATAATGTCTGCATTAGCACAACATGAATTTGGTAAAACTGTAGAAAAGAAGTTTTACTATTCAGAAATATTTCATAGTATTCAAGGCGAAGGACATTACACAGGAGTGCCTACGGCTTGGATACGTTTCTTTTTATGTAATTTACAATGCAACGGATTTGGACAATTAGATCCTACAAATCCAGATACATATGAATTACCTTTTCAAGATTTTGATGTATCAACAGTAAAAAAAGTTGAAGACTTGCCTGTGTGGGATAAAGGTTGTGATAGTAGTTACACATGGGCAAAGAAGTTTAAAGACTTGATGGGTCAAGAAACGCCGACAGTAATGGCGAATAAAATTATTGACATATTGAAAAACGAAAGTAATCCTGAAGGATTATTTAAACATCCAGTAACAGGACAAAGTCAACACTTATGTATTACAGGCGGAGAGCCTTTAATGGTAACTGGACAGACAGCAACTGTCGGAATATATGAAGAACTTGAAAGACAAGGTAACTTGCCGGGCAGTATGACATTTGAAACTAACGGAACACAAAAGTTAAGAGATCCGTTTAAGGAATGGGTAAACAGGATAGACACAGAAATATTTTTTAGTTGTAGTCCTAAACTATGGTCAGTTGCAGGTGAGAAAAGAGAAAAAGCAATCAAGCCTCAAATAGTAGCAGAGTACAGAGAACTTTCTGATAAAGGACAATTAAAGTTTGTAGTTGGTCCAGACGATAGAGAGTGGGAAGAAATGGAAGAAGTTATTAAACTGTTTAAAGCAGAAGGTGTAGATTGGCCTATATGGGTTATGCCAACAGGTGCTAGAGAAGAAGAACAAATAGCAGGTGCAGGCAAAGTTGCTGAAAAGGCATTTAAACGTGGATATAATGTAGCGGCAAGAGTACATGTATACTTGTTTGGTAATGCAATAGGAACTTAACATGTTACAGTTTATAAAAAATCTATTTAAAAGTAA